TTCACGGTCGCCGGGGGCCATCCGTCAGGATTTGAAATCAACATGTCCAACTGGACCAATCATGTGAGCGGCAACGCGATAAACTGGGGGCCGAGCAACAAGTGGCCACAGATCGTGGGTGGGTCGTCAGGTTCAACGCCCGTACCTATCGGCACCGATTTCGGCCAGCAGCACAAGTATGGGATGCTGTGGGTGCCAGCGACAGGTAGCGGACAGACGACCACAACGCAGGGGTATCTGGCTTTCTTCTTCGACGGCGTGCAGATTGCGGGCGGACTGCCGACAGGACCGACACCGACGCGCCCGTGCTACTGGAACTATCACGATCCGAGCGACGTTGCCCACTATCCGACCCCCACGCAGGCCGGTGCCCCAACGACACAAAATCAGGGATATAGCGGCGGTGGAAGTTGGCCGACTTATTTCGACGTGAATATGTCGATCCTTGATTTCCGCCACCTGATGCTGATTATGAACAGCGGCGGCGTGCAGGGGATGACGATCTATTCATCGCAGGTGTGGCAAAAGTCCGCTGCACAGAACCTGGTGATCCCGCCGCCGACTGCAGCGGTATTCGGCGTAAAAGCCATCGTCGGGCACTTGGAGAGCACAGTGGACGGCTTGCCGGTTGAGCTGATCGGGATGAGCATGAGCGGGTGCGAGACGCCGCCGGCCCCGCGATGCGCGGATATAGCTGCGGCAGGCCCTGCATTCTGGGGAGGTACGTTTAAGGCCGCCCATGTTGGCACCAATACAGTCCGCTTACCAGCTGATGCGGTCAACACCAACCTTGGTGTTTACGAGAAGGCGGTAAACGATGCTCTAAGCGCCGGCCTCTATGTTATCATCGACCTTCATTGGACCGCCCCCACTGGGCAGGCATCCATAGGCCAGCCCGGCTTCCCCGATGCAGACCACTCCATAGGCTGGTGGAAACAAATCGCAGATGATTTTGGGTCCAATCCCGCAGTCATCTTCGAATTGTTTAACGAGCCTTATGCAGATAACAGCTACGGAGATGCTACTGGGTCAGTCGGTCTTAACTGTCTTGCGAATGGCTGCAGCTACCCGACCTTCTGCCAGCAGAACAATGGTGCTGGTAACTCGATGAAGTGCTACACCTTCACCTACGAGGTAGCTGGCGAAGAACAAATGCTGGCGACTATTCGAGGTGAAGGTGCTACGAACCTCATCTTAGCCTCGCCGCCGTGGTGGGCGGGAGAGATTGAGTATTGGCTCCAAGCATACTCAGGCTTGACCGACACTAACACCTGCGCGTCGATGCACGCCTATAGCTACGATAAAGGAATGGGGCCAGTTAATGCGGTGCTGGCGGCTGGTCGCTGCATCGTCATCACAGAATTTACTTCTCCAGTCGGCAACCTCGGTGCCGCCGGCCCGCTCCAGGCCTTGGGCATCGGCACCATCTCCTGGGGCCCAAACGCTTGGGGCGGAAGCCCTTCAATGTCGCCAACAGGCTGGTAGATGAAGCTCACCGCTAAAATGATCGAGGCAATGGCGGGGGTGTACCTCAGCCCTCGGTATGATTCGCCTGCGATCACTCCTGAATTCCACCGCGAGGTTTGGGGTATTTATTGCGATCAGAGCATCGAGCGCTCGGCGATCGCCGCCCCTCGAAAGCACTCTAAGACTACCGCGTTTACCTTCGACTTCGTGATCGCTGCGATGCTCTTTCGCTGGCAAGAATTCGCCATTCTCCTCGGCGCGACTGAGGATATGGCGAAGCTCAACCTCCGTAACATCGCGGATGAGATTCGGATGAATCAGGACCTTAGAGAGGCCTTTGCCATTAAGGGCTTTGTGATCGATCAACAAACAGATATCATTATAGAGTGCTTCGATGGGTACCAGTTTAGAATTATGGCTCGAGGCGTTGGGCAAGCAATTCGTGGTTTATTGTGGCACGGGAAGCGCCCAGGGCTCATCAACGGCGACGACCTCGAAGATGACGAGATGGTTGCAAATCGTGACCGACGCGCTGAATTCAAGCGCTGGATGTACGAAGCCGTTTTGCCCTGTCTCAGAGAGGGCGGAGTAATCCGAGTCCACGGCACCATTATGCATGATGACGCTTTCCTTGCGCATCTGATGAAAGACCCTTCGTGGACGACTCGTCTTTATGCCGCCCACACCAGTTATAGTGAATTCACCAACATCCTCTGGCCTGAGCGCTTCAGCGAGGCCCGCCTCCGCGACATCCAGAAGATGTACGAAACCGCCGGCCGGAGTGACTCCTACAGCAAAGAGTACCTCAACAATCCTCGGGATACAGTTGATGCGTATCTGCGTAAGGAACAGTTCATGCCGATGGCCGACGAAGACTATATGAGCTGGAAGCTCATGGGAGTAGGGGTGGACTTGGCTATCTCCACCGCCGACCATGCTAACCGGACTTCGTTCACAGTCGGCGGTAAGGATCTCGAGAACTACCTACACATCGTCGATGAGCGGGTCGGGCGGTGGGACACCCTCGACATCATTGAAGAGTTCTTCTCCGTCCACACCGCCTGGAAGTCGCCTGTGTTCTTTGTCGAAGGCGGGACGATCTGGCGAGGCATAGAACCTGTTTTGACTGCTGAGATGCAGCGCCGCGATAAATGGCTCAACCTTGTAGTGATCAACCCAGTCAAGGACAAGTCCGTCCGCGGACGTTCGCTTCAGGCCCGGATGAAGGCCCGCTCGATGCGCTTTGATAAAAGGGCTTCGTGGTACGAGGGCTATGAGGACGAGCTTCTTCATTTCACCGGCTACAGCGAATCCCTTCTCGATGATCAGTTCGACTCAACCGCCACCCTCTCCCGAGGGTTTGAGACCTACGTGCTGGAGAATGGGGATCAGATGACTGAAGAGGAAGAGGGCTGGCTGGCTGAAGGGTTGATGGTTCGCAATGAGGGAGGTCGGTCGGCGGTGACTGGCTACTGAAGTGCAAGACTTAAAACTTAATAAGCGCCTGACCTTCGACAAGGACCTTGTCAAGTCCCCGAACCTCACTTCGAGCTTTGGTGAGGAAGATCTCGATGCGATCGGCGGCTGGGTCTGGGACGGCTATTTTCGCGATAAGGTCTCTCGCTACAAGTGGGAGAAGCGGACCGAGGCTGCCCTCGATCTAGCTCTTCAGGTGCAAAAGAACAAGACCTTCCCTTGGCCTGGGTCGTCGAATGTAATCTTCCCCCTCATCACCATTGCCGCCCTTCAATTCAGCTCGAAGAGCTATTCGAACATCATTCAAGGAACTGACGTAGTACGGTATCGCATCATCGGCGATGACGAGGGCGGAATCCTCAAGGCCCGTGCTGAGCGCATCGGCCGGCACATGTCTTGGCAGGTGCTGGAAGAGGACGAGGCGTGGGAAGAGCAGCACGACCGCCTGCTCATCAACCTCGCCATTGTAGGCACGAACTTCGTCAAAACCTTTTTCTGCAACCACGCCGGCGCACCAGTAGGGGAGTTGGTAACTGCTCAAGACCTCGTCCTGGACTATTACGCCAAGAGCGTAGACTCGGCGGCACGTAAGACTCAGTGCCTTCGCATGTCCCGCAACGAGATCTGGGAGAACTGCGCACGAGGTATCTGGCGGGATGTGCGGAAGGATGAATGGTTCTGCAACATGCCGACCTATTCTACCTACGATCAGAGCGAGCCGAAGAAAGATAACCGCGAGGGGCAAGAACCGCCGCAGAGTGACTCGGTCACTCCCTTACGAACCCTTGAGCAGCATGTAGATATCGACTTTGATGATGACGGCTATGCTGAGCCTTACATCATCACGATTGAGGAACAGACTCATTGTGTCTGCCGCATCGTCTCGCGGATCGATAACTACGACACTCAAGTCGATGTCAACGGCAAGGGCGAGTTGCTGGGTATCCGCCCGACCGAGTTCTTCACCAAATACGGCTTCATCCCCTCCCCCGATGGAGCGATCTACGACCTCGGCTTCGGCACCTTCCTCGGCCCCATTAACGAGTCTGTGAACACTGGCATCAATCAGATCTTCGACTACGGCACCATGATGAACTCGATCGGCGGGTTCCTAGGCCGAGGGGCGAAGATTCGCGGCGGTGTTTACACAATGGCGCCTTGGGAGTGGAAGAGAGTTGATGCGCCGGGGGATGACCTGCGCAAGAACATCGTGCCTTATGAAAGAGATAACGGCACAGCTGTAGGTGTGCTGTTCCAGATGGTCGGGCTTCTAATCGAATACGCTAATCGGGTTGCTGGCACTATGGACACTCAGGTTGGCGAGAACCCCGGCCAGAACACTCCCGCCGAGACCTTTCGCGGGATGCAGGAACAGGGTATGGCGGTCTACGGTACTATCTTCAAGCGCGTATGGCGCTCGATGAAGGATGAATTTAAGAAGCGGTACCTTGTGAACAGGCATAGCTTGGACATAAATCAGCCGAAGCGGTTTGGTGTTAAGGGCTTGGTACGGGCTGAGGACTATATAGGGAGTGAGGACGAGATCGCTCCAGTCGCTGACCCCAATGTCCCGAGCGCAACCATGCGAATCAATCAATCCATTGCTGTGACTCAGCGCGCAATGGTCGTGCCGGGGTATGAAATTCCTGAGGTTGAGAAGAGCTTTCTCAAGTCCCTTCGGGTTGAAGATATCGACCGCCTGTATCCAGGCCCTGGCAATACCACCTTCCAGATGCCCAACCCGAAGCTCCAGGTCGAACAGGGCAAGCAAGCTATTAAGCAGATGGAGCTTAAGTACAAGGCAATGGAGCTTCAGATGACGTTGATGGAGCAGAAGAGAGTAAACACTGCTACCATTGACAAGTTGAAGGCTGAAGCCGCCAAGCTCCTCGCCTCGATCGGAGTTGATAAGGCCGAGGCTGCGATTAAGGGATTTGAGCTAATGCTTAAGACCATAGAGTCGCAGAATGCTTATATCGACGCACAGCAACAAAAGCTAAAGGAGTCAGACGATGCCTCGACTAGCGATGCGACCGGCGGAGATGGGCAAGCTGGAGCAGGAGGATCTCCTCAACTGGCGCCGCCACCCAGTAACGCAAATGGTGCTGGAGGTGCTTCAGGTGCAGCTAACGGGGCTGCAGGAGCAATGGGCTAGTGGAGTATTTCAAAAAGATGATGGGCAGAGCACGGTGGAGGCTAATGCGGCGGCATTGGGCGAAGTGCAGTGTATTCAACGCATCTTGCGCCTCACCGCCGACGAGATCAACATGGCCCTCGACCTCGATGACGATGATAGTGAGTTGGACTTAGCAAACTCAGCAAGAACCCAAGCAGCAAGAGGAGATTAACGTGGAATCAGTACTTAGGCAGTTTGAAGAAGCCAAGGCGGAAGAGGTAGTGAAGCCTTTGAGTGTCATTGGCGATCCGGCGAGGATTGAGAACATGAGCGGGATTGAGCCTGTTGGGCACGCAGTTCTACTGCTCCCATACAAGCCCGATCTTGATAGCTCGCCCCTCTACATCCCTGAGACAGCCTCCCGCCGACTGGACATGATTGAGATGCGAGGGATTGTGGTGGCGATCGGGCCCGATGCCTGGAAACGGGCGTGGTGGCAGAAGCTCTTAGGCATTGGCTCTACGCCAAGAGCTAAGATCGGCGATAAGGTGCTGGTGAGCGCCTATTGTGGCTCGGTCATGCGAGGGCCGTTCGACGACGTGCAGTATCGGCTGGTTAATGCTGGCGACGTGTACGCAAGGATTGTGAAGGAGAGAGACAATGCCTGATTCAGCACTTTCAGGATTGGCCTTTGGTGGAGATGCGCCGGAGCTTGATCGGGGTGGAGAGCCTCAAGGCGGCGAACACATCGAAGAGACGCGTGTTGAAGAGACTCATGTCGAGCAACAGCCTGACCGCGCTGTTCAAGAGCGCGAAGCTCGGTCCCGCGGCTGGCGGCCCAAGGACCAGTTCCGAGGCCGGCCCGAAGAGTGGGTTGACTCGGACGTGTTTATGGAGCGAGTGCAGCAGGTGATGCCCATTCTCAAGGGAGAATTGCGCCGTACCACCGCCGAGCTGGATGAGACCAAGGGCCTTGCTCAGACTCTTCAACACCGGCTTGAAGAACAGCAGAAGGAGATTGATGCGCTGAAGGCTACTGGCGCAGCGGCTACCGCCGACCAAGAGCGCGAAACGCTGGTCGCTGGCATCATGCAGGCGCGCGAAGCGGGCGATACTCGGTCGGATATTCTGCTCAGTGCGAAGCTGGCGGCACTCGAAGGCCGGCCTGCGCCCGCACCTGCCGCCAAGCCCAACCCGCCGGCCCCCGAAGTTCAGACTAGAGATAGCCCCATCTTCAAGGAATGGGTCGAAGAGAATTCGTGGTGGAATGACGACCCTGTGAAAAGGGCCACTGCGACGGGCGTTGCTCAGAAGCTCGCCGCCGAGCACCGCCTTGAAGGCCTCACCCCTCGCGAGCGGCTGGACATGATCGCCTCGGAAACGGACAAATATATCGGAGTGCGCAAAGCAATGCCTACATCTAGGGTGAATGGGTCGAGGCCGACTGGCGGTGGTCAGCCTTCGGGCGCAGGTAAAGGTTGGGACGATCTTCCCGCCAACGCCAAGGCCCAGGCAATGCGCCAAGCTTCAAAGTTCAAGCTCGTCGGCGAGGGCAAGGCCTTCAAGACTGCCGCCGACTGGCAGAAGTTCTACGCCCAGGACTACAACAAAGCTGGGATTCCTGTACAAATTGTGGAGGTACCTGACTAATGGACAAGCCGAAAGAAATCACCAAAGACACGCCTCAGCCTGCGAATGAAGGTTCGCAGAACACTGAAGGTCAGGAGCGAAAGGAGCGCCGCCGGATGTCGCCGATGGGCCGCCGACGCTTCGAGTGCGACCCCATTCCCGGCTACGTCATCCACGTATTCCACGAGGACCGTGTGGGCGAGGCGAAGGAGGCGGGCTGGGAACTGTGCAAGGAGTCTGAAATCCACCTCAACCAGCGCGGGGTCGGACAGAACATGAACCTTAGTGGCAACACCGACCTCGGTGAGTGTGTGTCGGTCATCGGCAACACCGCTACCAACAAGCGGGGCGTGTTCATGAAGCTGAAGGAAGAGTGGTGGGCTGAGGATATGGAAGCTCGGCAACAGCGAAACGCCGAGATCATGTCCGCCATCTTCCCTGGAGAGCCAATCGAGCCACTTCATCCTCAGTTCATCGCCGGCAACCGCTATGTCAAAGCGGCATTCGGCAAGCAAGATGGCGAGCTGGGCAGTTTCCGCCCGGCACTTCTGAACCGGGGTCGGCGGGTAGCGCAAAGGCCGTTCGCGCCGCATCAGCCCTATTCTCCTCGAAACGGCCAGTAAGGAGTAGCCTAGATGGCTTTTGTTAATCAAAGTAAGCCGGCTGGCCTGAGCCCTGTTAAGTACCTTAACGGGGCGAACTGGAACAGTCAGGTGAGCATGTATGCGATCGCAGCGAGCGACGCGAATGCCTTCTATCCAGGCGATCTGGTAAAGGCGACCGGCGCGGGCGATGCCGCGACGGGACTTCAGGTGATTACCCTCGGTACCGCCGGAGCGGCGGCTTGCGGGGTGTTGGTGGCGGTGGGCTTAGGAAATAGCTCCCCCGCAGGTGCAGGTGGACCGTACATCAACTATAATGATCTGAGCAAGACTTATCGTCCGGCCTCATCGGTGGCTGTATATTATGCAGCGGTGGTCGATGACCCGAATGTGATCTTCGAGATCCAAGAGGGTGGCACCGGGACGAACTTCGCCGCTGCCTCAGTCGGCCTCAATGCCAACATCATCTACACCGCTCCAGCCACTGGCGTGTATGTGTCGGGCATGCAGGTTGATGACACGGCGGCAGCCGCCGTCACAGCCACTCTCAATCTTCGGCTCTACAGCCTGAAGCAGTCAATCGACAACCACTTCGTCACCAGCCCAGCCACTGGCGGTGGAGCACAGAAGTGGTGGGTCTTGATCCAGAACCATCAGTATCTGTCGCGCCCTGTGGCGCCGTAACCGGAGGATAACTAAGTGGCAATTGCAGGCATTATCACTACAGGCAGCCATCCAAAGTTGCTCTGGCCTGGCGTCCATGCTGTCTGGGGACAGCGGTATAACGAGCACATGAAAGAGTACATCCATCTCTACGAGGAAGAAGACTCGGAGATGGCGTACGAGCAAGACGTTCAAGTTACCCCGTTCGGACTCGCTACTGTGAAGCAGGAAGGCGGGCCGATGAGCTACGACTATGAAACCCAGGGGCCGATCAGCACCTATACGCATATTGCGTATGGCCTTGGGTACATCGTGACCTTTGAAGAGCTCAACGACAATCTTTACGAAAAGGTGTCGATGAACCGCGCGAAGGGCAATGCGTTTAGCATCAACCAGACAGTGGAGAATGTGGCGGCAGCGCCTTATAACGATGCCTTCGTTGGAGCCATCTACACCAACGCCAATGGGCAGTCGCTGTGCTCAACCGCCAACCCCAACACCACTGGCGGGACGTTCAGCAACGTCCTGAACCCTGGTGTGGACTTGATGGAAGCCTCGCTTGAAGACATCACCATCCAAGCGATGCAGCTTCAGAACGATCGTGGGCTGTATGTGAGCATCATTCCGCAGAGCTTGCATATTCCAGTGCCCGAGGTCTACAACGCGGCCCGACTGCTCAAGTCGATCCTCGACCCCGGTACTGCGAATAATGACATCAACGCTATCAAGGCGCTGAATGCCTTCCCCAAGGGTGCTTTTGTTAACCACTACTTCACCGCCCCTCACGCGTGGTTCGTACGAACGAACTGCGAGAACGGGATGACGATGTTCTGGCGCAACCGCCCTATCTTCGATCAGGACAACGACTACTCGACGAAGAATGCCTTGGCGGGAACGTACCTGCGCTTCAGCGTGGGCAACACTGATCCGCGGTGCATCTTGGGCTCTAATGGGCAGTGATGATCATGTTATCAATCACGAATCATGATCACATCGCCCAAGGAGGCACTTCATGACCGCAGTACCAAACACCCCGCGCCCTCAGCGCCTACCTGGGGGCTATACCACCGACCCGCCCTTTGGGCCGATGTCAGAGATTGGTGTACCGAACCCGTTCTTCTATCAGAGTGACTACAATGACTTCACTGGATATCTAGACACTGGAGAGTGGACTATCACCAGCCTCTCGAGCGGCGGCGTAGCAGCTGCTGCTGGCGATGGAGGGGTGGTGGTCTTCACCACTGCGGCAACACTCAACGATACAGAAGTTATGCAGCGGCCGTTCGCCAACATGACCCTGCCTCAGGGCACGTTGCTGGGCAAGAAGCTGGCGTTCATCACTCGAATTAGGATGAGCGATGTGACGCTGAGTGATGTGATTGTTGGGCTTTGCAACGCAGGCACCACGCCCTTTGCTGGAGTGACGGATGGAATCTACTTCGAGAAGGTCGCTGGTGCGAAGACACTCAATCTTGTAAGCGTGATTGGGAGTACAGCTACAACACTCGCGATCAACACCGCCGCCTATTCCTTGGTCAATGCGACGAACATCGACCTCGGCTTCACCATCACCAGAAAGGGCGATATTCTGGCGTATGCAGGGTCGCAGTTGGTTGGGTGGATTCCGCAGTCAGGAACCGGAGCACTCAATGCGGGGAACTATCCTGCACTACCAGTGGTTGGACCAGTCGGGCGGATCACCGCGCCGACCCTGACCACCGCCAACCTCGCCCTTACCGCTGCCATCAAGGCAGGTGCGGCGGCTGCGAAGACTCTGACGTTAGATTTTATAGGCGCCTTTAAGGAGCGATAGGCCTTGATCCAAGCTAAACTCATCGGCGACGCTGCGCGCAATATCGTACTGAATGTGCGTGGCGTCGTTGATGAAGACATTCCGCCGACTCAAATCTTCGATATGGCCGAACTAAAGGCCGGACACCGATACACCCGAGATTACATCAAGGTGTCGTCGGTCTGGTGGTTGATTCAAGAGAAAATGACGTTGCTGCTTCAGTGGTCTGAAGATCCTGAGGATTTGATGTTCCCAATGGAGAGCCGCA